CCTGGCTATCCTTGTCCTTCGGCTGGCGGTGCGCCACTTCAGCCGCCCATCTTCGGCGTCTTCGGCTTGCCTTTCTCACCGCCTACTGCCTTGCCGCCGCCCTTGATCTTCGATTCGGGCGCCTTCTTGCCTGGCGCCGAATAGACCCGATCCATCCGGCCTTTTTTCTTTTCCATGACTTACAGTCCGTTGCGGCGCATCTTCTCGCGCATCGGGCCGCCTTGCAGCTTTTCAGGAACTGAGCTGGGCTTGCCGTACGCGCCGCCTTGCTGTTCACCTTTGAAAAAGGCGGTAGGGTTCTGGGACGGGGCTTTCGGAACAATCTTGCGGGACACGGCCATGGCTATCTCCGGTTGGGGAGGGAGGTAAAGTAAGTTGCACCTTGCGGATTAGTAGCCGATTGTAGGTCATCTGGCAAGGAATTTCCACTGCTTGAGCAGATTACGTGCGCCGCGCACTCAAGGCCCTCCAGCAGCGTCCGGTGGGGGCCGCGCTCAGGTTCCGTGCCAAGCTGCCCGTTCTTCGCCACCGGGAAGCAGTAGCCGCCCGCCATCGCGTTCATCGTGTGCCGCGCCTGCCCGTCGACGAGAAACAGCCGACGCCCCTTCATCTCCGTCCTTATCATCGGGCTTAACGTGCCGCGCGCCATCGTTGAGTAGGCGCCGCGTGTCGGCTGGAGCTTCGCCGCGCGCAGCGCGGCCATGAGTGGCATGCGGTCCTGCTGGTCCATCACGTCGGCCGGTAGCCACGCGTTCACCTTCGCACGCGGGAAGAATGCGCGCACCAGCTGCATCACGTCGGGCACCGCCTGCGCTGGCGGCACCGGCGATATCCAGTCGGCAATCGCCACCATCCGGTCGCCTTCGATGCAGACCAGAACCGCAGTCGTCTCCGCGCCATTCGCGTTAAAGCAGATCGCCAGCGCGTCGCGCTGCGACGGCTCGTAGCCGCTCGCCAGATTGTTCTGGCCGAAATCCTCGTACACCGGCGCCCCGGAGAACACCCGCTGGGCGTAGGCCAGCGCGTTCAGGATGTCGCGCTTGCCCGAAGGGAAGTTCAGGATCTCAGCGACAAGCTGGGCGTGCGCGCCGCGACCGCCGACCATTACGATATCGCCCGCTTCGAAGAAAGGTTGCAAGCCAAGGATGAACTGCTCTTTCGACCTGTCCTGCGGCGCCTGTATCGCTTTCAGCGGCAGGCTCTCGCCGCGCCGCAGCATCTCCGCGCGCATCGGTTGCAGCAGCCACTCGTCGAGTGAGTTCTTTTCTATCGCCACGGTGGCGCCATCAAACCTCGCCGAAGTCGCGAAGGCATCGGCGATGATCTGGTCGGGCTTCCAGAACTCTCCGGAACTGGCATGCACGAGAATCTTCGTCCCCAGCCGGCTCACAACCACTCGCCCGGTTCGGTCCGACCTGCCCACATTCGCTGTCCGCGCAGGATCCACAATGAGCACTTTCGGCAACCACGGTGCAGGATCAATCGCAGTCTCACGGATGTGCTCCGGTTCAAACGGCTTGTCCTGACTGCCAATCGCCATCAGCATCAGTTCTTGCAGGAACCCTCGCAGCTGGCCCGCGCGCTCGAACTGGTCGCGCTCCTTCCGGATCCACTCCATCGGGAAACGCTCCGGCCACAGCGCAACGGTTGCCGGGTCGTCGATTTCCCCGTTGCAGATCGGAAAGCGCAGCGCGGTCCACAGCGGATCGCTTCGCAGACGCGACACGAGGCAGTCTTCGGCCAGCGGGGTCTGCGTCACCCTCACCTTGCGAAGTTCCTTGTCCATCGCAGGAATCAGTTGCAGGTAGAGCTTGCGGATGGTCGAATCCACCGCGGCCTTGTCCTTCACCATCGTCTCGTTCTCGATATCGTCGAGATACGCCCGGTCGGGGCGCCAGTCGTGCCACTTGAAGCCGCGCAGCTCCTCTTCCCACCCGTGCGCTTCGAGCAGAACGCCGTTCGGCAATTCGAACTGGTGCTCGTTCCACAGCCTGCCGGCGACCTTCGCGATCTTGCCGAACAGGCTCAGGATCTTCATGTTCTTCGCCGCTTCGTTCTTTATCGCCTCCAGGCGCTGGCACGCCTTCGTGTACGTCTCGCCGATGATCAGGCAGTAGTTGAAGTTGCCGAAGCAGGCCTCGACCAGCAGGTGTTCCTCCGACAGCGTGCTCTTGGCTGCCGAGCGGAACGCCTCAATCAGCACGAACTCATCCGCACTGCGCCACGCATCCATGATCTCGACGTGGAACGGGGGTGTCTTCTGCGGGTGGCGGTGCGGGAACAGCATGGCGCTGGCCAGTGCACGGTCTTCCGAGATGACCTTGAGCGCGGACGCATTTGTCAGACTCACTTCGTCTTCCGGCCAGCAAGCATCTTTTGCGGCTTCACCTTCTCGCCGTGCTGCTCGTGCTTCTGCTTCACCTTCGGGTCGCGGGGCAGGCTGGGCTTATGTGTGAATGGCTGTTTCGGCATGGTGGGAGCTCCTTCCGCGAATTATGCCACGTGCTTCCAGGTCTTGCGGTTTTTGATGAAAACGATGCAAACCTGACTCACGCCGTAATGCGCCGCCAGGTCACGGCCCTTCCAGTTCGAAGACCGGATCGCCCGAACGTCGTCTTCTGTCAGTTTCACGCTCGGATGCTTCTCGCCTTCGGTATTCGTCCCGTGTCCCTGCTTGTCGCGCATATTCGAGGTATGCGTCGCCCACTCCAGGTTGTACAGGAAGTTGTTCGTGTGGTTACCGTCGCCGTGCCTGCACTCCATCCCTTCCGGACACGGGCCGACGAACGCCAGCAACACGAGGCAGTGCACCTGAAAGCGCTTCGTGAACCCGTGCTTGCAGAGTGTGACCTGCAACCGGCCTTGTTTGTTCTTTCCGAACGCCAGCGACTGCTTCGCCTTGCGGACCCCGCGCGCAATTGCGTCGGGCGTCAGCCGCACAAGGCTGATCACGTTTCCTTCGTCGGAAACCTGATAGAAGCCCTCGTAGCCGGGAATGTCGCGGAATTCTTCCATGATTCGCTCCTTGTTGATAAGCAGCAGCATATTATGTTTTGCCTAACTTATCAATGTATTTGCGATTCGCGGATTGGAGAGTGAGTCGACAAAATTTGGCACCCCGTCCGGCGGGATGGCTGGGGTTCCCAGAGTTGATAAGCGTATGTGAAGCCGGATTGTCGTAATACTAAATATCCACCGATCCTTACTGCATAAGGCTTTGCGCGATCCGCGATGCGCTGGGGCCCATTACCCGTTCGCTGTCTGTCATTCGCATTACAGAATTGCGCTGGGTCTTACAGTTTGTCAGCCGATATTTCCGAGGCGCGCACCCCTGCCCGCTTCGCAGGTTAGTGAGTGCTCACTAACTAAGCCGATTCGCGAATCGCAGGCGCGCGATCATATTGTCAAAGCTCTGACATACCTTGATTTTCATTTTGCAACTGCTATAGTCGAACTGAGGACAACAGGGAGAAAATGTCATGCACACCGAAATCACGCTGCTCGCCAATGCCTACATGGAAATGTTCTGCTGGGACATGTGGGAGGCACCGACAAAGCGCCACTGGATAATCCGTCGCACTGTCGACTACTCACGGATCTGCCTGCAATGATCACCTACGTCGTTCTCTATCCCGGCGAGATCGCAACGGGCGCCACGTTCGTTTCCGACGCGCCAACCCTTGAGCTGGCTGCTGACGCCCTCTCGCTCTATCACGGTTTCGAAGACCGGGACGCGCTGGCAAGGCTGCACGGCAACCTAACCATCGGCTTCGCGCCACTTCATTGACATGGACATTACGAAAATCTCGTCGACAAAGCTGCACTGCCTGCTCGGCGAAGCGGAAGCGAAAGAACGCTGGTGGTGCGAAAGCTTCATCCACGGCGGTCGAGGTCATGAAACGTATCGGCAGATCCGCGAGGCTGCGGGGGAAGGCCACGACCCTGACGCCCGGGCGTATTGCGACACGATAGACCGCGCAAGCGAATTGCGGGATGAAAAGGAAAAGCGTCTGAAGTGGCAAGGCGACACCAGGCCAATCAGGCGCTAGACGAAAACGGCCCACAACGGGCCGTTTCTCATTTCTGCTGGTCTGCTATCCGTTCCGCCCTCGCGGCCCGTCCTGCGGCTTCGTGGAGCTTCTCATCCGCATGTCTGATACACGACTGGCACCACAGCGGCCCGGACCAACGGACCAGCTCAAGCAAACCCACGTCGAAGTCCCGACCACAGGCGACGCATAAAACCGAATCGCGTTTCATTTCCCCTTGCCTCCGGCTAGCTGGGCAAGAATCTCGTCCGGTGATTCTTTTACCATTCGGATGTAGTGCGCGTCTGACCCTTTTACGACTATCGAACTGCCTTTTCCGAAACCGTGAAAACTGACGAGGTAATCGGTGTTCACGTAAATTACTTTTTCCTTACTACTTCTAAGAAGCGTCATTTTTAAAAACATTCTGTTTCTCCGTCAGGAAAGCTTGCTGAGGTTACTGACGTTGCTGACGTCTTATAGACACGTCAGCAACCTCAGAAAGTCAGCAAGAAGTCAGCAAGAAGGTCAGCAAGAAGTCAGCCAAAGTCAGCAAGCGTCGAGGTCGTCGTCCTCCAGGCTAAGCCCAGCTTCGGTTCGGCGGATTACTCCGAACTCTTCCAACCTCAGCACAAGGGGCACCATGTTGCGTCTGAGTTTGCTCGGAAACTTTTTTATGATGGCGTCCAGCAGCTGATCGTCAGTTACCACTTTAGTAGGCGATTCGTCAGTTATGCGTTCGAATATTGTAAGAATCTCCCTGTGCATGTCGTATCGCGAATCTTCGAGATTTGCCAGCTTGCGGGGTCTTTTCGGCGTCTTGCTGACTTCCTTCTGTACTGGCTCGATCACGCACGTGGTTACGTCATCACCTTCATCGTCCACGCCGACAGTGACGCGTTTCAGTTCGAACCCAAAACTGGTCCCTGTTACGTCGTCTCGCGATTTGGAAAGCAGCGCGCCGTGCTCGAAACGGTCTCCGACCTTATTCTTGAAGATCTCCATCACGAAATCCGCGCCCGCAAACAGGGCAGACGAGCCACGCATGCCTTTGCTGTCTTCCTTTCCCGTGTGGTGGACGGCAAGCACCATTGCACCCGTGGCGACGCTGATATCCTTGCACGCGGCCAGGAACAGCCCCATGTCCTTTGCACTGTTCTCATCGCCTGAATGCGAAGCGGCCATGGTGTCGAGAATGATCAGGCCAGCGCGGCCTATAGCCTCGGCCAGCTTGCCCGCATCGCTGGACAGGAGGTTAGGCGCGCCCGCGATGATATCGGGCCGGGTACCGTCGGCGCACACGTGCTGGTCGTAGGCGTCCATGCGCTTCTTGATGCCTTCGCGCGCCTCGGCGGCCACATACACGACCCGGCAGTCACTCACCTTCCTGCCGCGCCATTCAGCGCCGCGCGCCACCGTGGCCGCAAGATCGAGCACGAAGAAGGTTTTCCCGGACCCGGACTGGCCGTAAAGAATTCCGACCTCGGCTTGCGGCAGCACGCCCTTGATGATCCACGGCGTGCTGAGATAGTGCTGCTTGTAATCTGCCCATTCGTGAATCTGGAAAGGGTTGTCTGATGTGGCCGCACGCGGTTTGTGTTCCGGTTCAGCTGGTTTGAGCAGACTGCGAAGCGTGATTTGCCGGCCGGTATAGCGCCCCAGGCTGTTCCATGTCGTGTCGAACTTCTCGTCGGCGTGCTTGGCGGACGATGCCGACCACTCCAGCGCCAGCTCGCGCCCCGCGTCGCCCAGCTCGTGGTGCACAGCGGCGAGCACACTGAACCAGTGATCGTAGTCGGCTTCGTCATTCGGGTGGCGCGCTAGCAGAGCGGCGACTTCTTTATCAGATTTCCCGACCGGCTGGGCATAAGCGGCGAAATCGTCCCCCTCTTCCAGGCTTCTATTTTTGTCGCTGCCAGTCCCGGCTGATCGGGAAGCGAGTACCCAACTTCCCGCCGCAACGCGTGCCTGCGCAAGTACCTCGAATGCGTCAATAACCAGCTGGGCATCTCCTCGGGATAGAGCCGGCAGGCTCTCACGCTGAACAGTTCGTACACCACCGTCTCCAAGTCCGTCCCACCACTCGTAAGGCCTGGCTGTATCCGGGTGCACGTGATAAGCAACCCATTGCTGACCGTCTCCGAGGATTTCGACCTTGTGTTCGTGTTTGCCATCGCTGTACACCTTTGAGGTAAGTTTGCGGAACGGTTCGTCAGACCGGAATGGAATAAGGAACTTGGGCGCGCGGCCCGTGCGCGTCATCAGCGACTGACCGGCGAAGATCCGATCGATCTCATCGCTCATCTGCTGCGCGACTTCTTCGTCGAGTATGTCGACATCGATAGCAGGCGTAGTGGCCGCGAGCACGCCGATGCCGTCGTGTGCACTGCCGTTCGCTGCCATCTTGCGCACGGACTCAGCGGTGAGCTCGAACTTCGGCCAGCCCTTGCGGTTCGGTCCCTTGCTCCCCGGCGGCAACGGCACGATGCGGTAGCCGAGCTCAACCAGGCGCTCGCCGTGCTCCTTGAAGTACTGCGGCATCATGCCTCCGCTTTTTCTTGCTTCGAATCGATATACGCGAGGATCTCGGCGTGCTTCCAGAACACGCGGCCGCCAATCTTGTAGGCCTTGGGGAAATCGGGCTCCTGCATGCGCAGATAAAGGGTTGCTCGGGAGACAGGTATAAGCGCCAGAACATCGGCGATAGGGATAAGCACGTAGATTCTCCTAGGTTGTCTTACGCGGTCTGAGTATCCTACCCGCAACTTCTGTCCTCCACAATAGAAAAAGCCCGCTCGAAAGCGGGCCTGAAGAACAACGAAGGAGACGCGGACAGTGTATCAGAAACGGTATTTGACTTCGACCATGTTGGCGCCCTTCCACACGGCCGGCGTCTTGCTGTCGGACGGCAGGATGAAGTGACGGTACCCTACCGAGATGCGCCCGTTACCTACGGAGGCGCCCACCACGGCGCCCGGCTCGACGCGATGGGGTGTTGCTGCCCCCAGCGTACGCGTCGCCATGCCGGGCTGATCTGACCAGTTGGTGATGGTCTCGCTGAACGAAGCGATGTACGGGAAGACACCCGCCTCGACGCCAAACCGCAAACCGTGACTCCAGACGTAAGGCTCGACAGTCAGCGCGATGCCTTGCGCGGCCCCCGAACCCATGAAGTTGGCGAGCGGCACGGAGTTGTTTGTGATGCTATGCGTCGCCTGACTGTAGAAGGCGTCGACCGGCGTGCAGTCACACTGGCTGGTGACATGCCCCAGGTTCACGTAATCCACATGCCAGTCCACACCCCACGCGCCTCGCGTCACGATCGGCCCGGTGACGCCCGCAGATCCCGACAGTGACAGCAGGCCAAGATGGTGCTCAGCACCTTCCTGATACCAGGTGTTGTCAGGTTGCGACGAAAAGCGCGTCGCGCCTACCGACGCCTCGTAGTCAAACCAGCTCGCGTGCGCAGCCAGCGGGGCGCATAACAGGATTGCGATAAGAGGTTTCATCGCCGCACCAGCATGCAAAGGGACGCGAACGCGTGATTTGTGCGGTCGTAGTCCACGAGGTTTTCGGCAAGCCGCAGATTGCGGTACGCGGGCGCGACAGTTTCGCCCACGTAAGGAGTCCGGTTTGCCAGATGGTGGGCGAAGCGCACACCGACGTTCCTGCCGTCACGCACGATCCGTTCCTTGCGGCGTTCAACCGCGCCTTCGGTCCTCAGTATCCGCAGGTAGTGCGTCACAAGATCGTAATCGCCAACGTCCGCCGCAATTTCCTGCGCCGTCAGCCACTCGCCCCCGGCGAGGCGGTTGAGCACCGCCCTTCTTGTCCATGTGTTTTTGGGTCTCATCGCGCCCTCGCCCGCGTAATGGCGTCAGCCGCCAGCACTTCGGAATTGCCGTAAGTATGCTGGGTCGGCCCTTCCAGCTCGTCAATCGCTTCGGTGAGCAGGGCGGCCATGTTCGCATCGCCCTTCCGGTCCATCGCTATCGCGGCGTTGCGCAGCCGCAGGATCAGGTATTCTTTCACTTGCAATCTCCTTCCTTGTAAAACCTGCATTTCGCGCACGTTTCGCACAGATCGCCCTTCATGACTTCGGGGAGCGGCGTGTGACGTTTGCGCCGGTTGATCGACTTCACGCCCTGCTCGATACGGCCGGCCAGATCCGCGCTTGCGTTTCGCGTGCCGTAATCGAGCTGGTAAAGCAGGCTCAGTGAAGTTCGCGCCTTGATCGCGAGTTCTTTCTTCTCATCCGGCGTGGAACCCGCCATCCACTGTTTGAACTTTGCGATACTCATTCTGCGGCCTGCGGAGCGTTGCGCAGAAGCTCGAGAAGCGTTTTGGCTTCCCATTCAAAGTGCGCCGACCGCGCCGCCGCCGCCGGCCCCGCCGCCGACCACGCCGCCGACCACGCCGCCGCCGCCGACCACGACGCCGACTCCGCCGCCGACCGCGCCGACCACGCCGCCGACTCCGCCGACTCCGCCGCCGACCGCGCCGACTCCGCCGCCGACCACCACGCCGCCGCCGACTGCGCCGCCGACTGCGCCGCCGACCCCGCCGCCGACCG